CACTTGACGACCTATTGTGCTCAATAAGAAAGGTGAGTCGGCCTGAAGAACTCCAAGAAGAAAAAATTGTTGAGTACAATTCAAACAGACAGGAAATAGAAAAAGCATATCAAGTATCTATGTTCTACATTCCTAAGATGACAACTGCAAGAATGGTAGTAGACCTTGCTACACTAGGAGTATTTACTACGTACTTATACAAGTAAAGGTGATTCATCCTCCAAAACTTGACCAAGTAAAGATTGAAGTTTTATTAACTGTTGTTCTTGGGATAAGTATTGCAGCAATTATCTACCTTTGGAGTGATATACTTTCAATATGAAAAAGCAAGTAACAGGTGGAAACCATCAAGTAAGAGTTAAAAGAAAACTTCGCAGGCACAGAAAGTACCGAGGCAAAGGATTCAAATCATACAGAGGACAAGGGCGATGAGTAAACCTAAATACTTTGCAATAGCAGAACTTGCAGACCCTAAAATCATCTCTAGAATTGGAGAAGAAGAAACCTGGAAGTTACTAGACCCTAAACTCTTTCCAGCAATTGATTGGTTGAGAGAAATCTTTGGACCACTCCTTATAAACGGAAAAGGATATTCTGAGTCAGGACTTAGAGACCCAAACACTGTTACTGGCAGCCCTAAATCTGCTCATAAAAAAGGGCAAGCCTATGACATCAAACCTCTTACAAAAGGTGTGACTGTTCAGAAAATGTATTCCTATGTTCTGGCTAATAAGGAAGAAGCTCTAAAACACGGTATCACTGAAGTAGAAGACATCAGAGATACAACTACTACAAATCCTTATGGAGGATGGTTTCACATCAGTTGTAGACCACATTCAATACCAAATACAATCAGAGTAATCAGACCTTAATTCAAATGTTCACTTCAATCATTGCATCCATTACTTCATCATTACCATTCATTAAAGAGAATTATAAGCAGATTATTTTCGGACTACTATTCATTTGGGTTGTAATATGCTCTTTAACACACTGTAGACACATCTCTTCATGGGATGACCATAGCACAACTTCAATTCAGATAGATACTTTTTACGTTTACCCTGATACAAACGCTATCTTTGCACTACACGGATTCGACACCTTACCAAAATATGTACAACAGCTTCAATCCCGAACCCGATTTCAACCCAAAGCTCCTAACTTTAATGACAATGGTAGTTGCCGCGACTCTCTTGCTACTTTGTGGAATGTGTGCAATGAAATAACTCAAATGACTCTCCTATGTGATTCCATGTATGGAGATGCAGTTGCAATACGCTCATACTCGGATTCTCTAAGGAATGATTCCATTGTTCTCTACGCAGCGTTTGATGTTAGTGGGAAATTAGTTGGAACTCCTGAATTTTCATACAAGTACTTACTTCCAAAAGAAGTCATTAGGGAAGTTCATACGGTAAATCACGCAGCAAAAGTTTACAGGAAACTCTATGCGGAATTAGCCATTGGTCCACGATTACTTTGGAAGCAAAATGAACTAACAACTGCAATAGCAACTCTTGGAGTTGGATTTACCAGTAAAGAAGATTGGTCGTATGGAATTGTAGCAGATTTCTCTGATACAGACTACGCTGTAAAGTTCGCTATAAGAAAAAGCGTAAGCATAGGTTCGAGGTAAGCAATTTTTGTCTACTATTGCATAATTATAACCTACTACAATTCTTTGCATGGGTGTTATAACTATAATAAGTACAGTTACGTTAGAGGCATTGGAAAAATATCCCAATTTACCAAGCCAAACACTTGCAAAGAAACTATTTGCCGACAACCCTGAAATCTATAATACTGTTGATAGCGCAAGATCTGCTGTTCGATATTATCGAGGACAGGCAGGAAAAAACAATAGGAAAAAAATACAAATGACTGAAAAACCACAACCAGCAATACAAGCTACAGCAATGGGAATCCCAAATCCATTCTTTCTTCCTGAGACAGATGAAGCCGAGTGGTTGCCATACGACATCCCAGTTTCTGTAACAAGATTACTTATACTCTCTGACGTTCACATACCCTATCATAATATTGAAGCTGTCACGTTGGCTCTACAGTACGGTAAGGATAAGGATGTAAATGGGATAATGCTCAATGGAGATATTCTTGACTTCTACGGATTAAGTACATTTGAAAAAGACCCAAGAAAAAGAAGGTTCAGCGTAGAACTTGAAATGGGTCGACAATTCTTAAGAACACTTAGAAAAGAGTTTGATGGAGTACCTATCTACTACAAATTAGGTAACCATGAAGAAAGATATGAAAGATACTTGCGCATAAAAGCACCTGAACTTCTTGATGTTTCTGAGTTCAGAATGGATGTCCTTTTAAAGTTTGGAGAACTTGGAGTGGAACTAATTGATGATATGAGAATCGTTCATTTTGGAAGACTCAACATCATGCATGGACATGAGTTTGGAAGATCGGTCTTCTCTCCAGTAAATCCAGCTAGAGGTCTTTTTACAAGAGCAAAAGAAAGTTGCATCATAGGTCATCATCATCAAACAAGTAGTCACGCAGAACCATCTTTAAATGGAGATGTTATAAACACATGGTCTCAGGGCTGCCTTTGCGAATTGCATCCGAGCTACATGCCCATAAATAAATGGAATTTGGGTTTTTCCTACGTAGAGAAAGAATCTGACGGTCAGTTTACTGTGCACAATCACACAATCATAAAAGGTAAAGTTCGGTAAGTATGACAAAGCAAGAAGCTATACTTTTTGCAAGAGATATGTATCAGGTATTTAATACTATGGAAAGAAACTCTTGGCGTGAGCACGCAAGGAATGAAGCGCGAAAAGCAGGAGAAGATGAAGCATGGGTATATGCAGCAACTACTTGGTTAGAACAAATGTTCACTATCTATAGAAGATGAGTACTCGTGCTGAGCAATTCAAATCTCTGTTGTTAACTCGTGATTTATTAGAGAAGCGTTTACTTTTAACAGAAGATAAAGAATTGCGCTCAGAAATCTACAGATGCTTGCGACATTTTCCTCCATTAAAAGAAACTGGAGAACCTATATTCGGTAAATACTAGTATTAAATATCATACCTTAACGGGTATATCATTCTTGAATGTAGTGTATTTCATGCGTTTTTTGACGTTATCGGGTATAAATAGTAAAGGTATAAACTGACTTTTTTAAAGACTTTGTAAGCCTATAAGCTTACGTTCACAATTATAAATTAAGAAAATGACACAAGAAGAACAGATACAACACTTTGAAGAAATCACCAATCAGATGAAAGATGTTTTATTCAAGAAAGGTAATGACTACGCAAATACTGACAAACTATCTAACTTTAAGTTGGCTGGCGGTATCTGTGGCTTGAAAGCGGAGCAAAATTGTTTATCGCTTATTGCAACTAAAGTAGCAAGGTTAGGGGTGTTGTTAAATTCAGACAAAGTGCCAAACAACGAAAGCATACAAGATAGTGTAATGGACTTAGCTAACTATTCAATTCTACTGTCGATGATTCTAAAGGACAAGCAATGAAGCTATTTATAACGGGATTTACACAAGTATTTTTTATAGCAATTAATACCTTTTTTATAAGCAAAGCTGTTTATGGAGGTGTTTTTATTTGTGGTTTTGTAATATCATTTATCTGGTCTTGGAATGTAAAAAAAGTAGCATTTGGAACTATGCAAGATAGGCTATGGTATTCTTTAGGTGCTGGCGTCGGTTCGTTAGTAGGTCTTATTGTTTCTGTATCAGTATTCCAACATATTGGTTAACTTTGTCGCAACAGTACCCGAACGCTTACCTTCAGAACAGCGTACCAGTCAGGGTCGTTTCTTAGCCCGTCAAGGTTTGTGGTGATCCTTGACGGGTTTTTTTTATCTTTGCATCAACCAAACCTGGCACGCCTCTGAATCAAGCGCACTTTGTCGGGTCTTTTCGGCCAGTCGTAAGGTTTGTGGATGAGCCTTGCGGCTGGCTTTTTGGTTAAAGTGCACCAGTTAGGTAGTGTACTGCACCACCTATCAAATAATTAATTTATTCAAGAGATTTTTTTACATATCACAATTAGATATTGTATTTATCTTTGTCCCCGAACTTAAATACAAAAATAGTTATGGTACAAGCAATAGGAACATGGGTACTCCTTAAAGACCCTCGTGAGAAGAAAGCAAAATTAGATTTAATAGTGCCTTCTCAGTACAAAGAAAGCCAAGCAGAGCGTGAACTTGAGACTATTTCTCATATCCTTGAAGTAGTAAGTGTTGGAGACCTAGTTCGTGACCCACATTTGAAGATAGCTAAAACAGTTATGATTGATACAAGGGCTCAATTTACAGCTATCAATACTGTAAAGGAGGGAGAAGAAGAGTTTGTAATCGTTCTTCAAGAGAATCAAATAGTAGCTGTACTCAGTTAAGATGAACGGTACCGTAACCATATCTCTCGCAGACTTTAAAACTTTAGAAGAAAAAGCTGCTTTGAGTGAAAAAGCCAATGCATTACTTGTAGAAGTAGCTGCAGATGTGGCTGTAATACTTGACGAATTCGAAAGAATGGGAGATATGGAGAAGGTTGCCAACAGATACAATGAAAAAGGCAGGAATACTGTAATTAAATTGAAAGGTGACGGATGGAGACTAATCAAAAAGTGATTATCAGGGTGAGGTTCGGCACTACTGTTGATCGCCTTAGGTTCTGGAATGGTCCTATAGGATTATCTAATAAAGAGTTAGAAGTCCTTGGGGCTATTCTAGATTCAAAAGGAGAGTTTCTTGGTACACACAATAGAAGACAGGCAGCTGCACAACTTGGAGTATCTAAAGAGGTTCTGAATACTTATGTGCAAAGACTTAAAACTAAAAAAGCAGTAATTTTGAAAGATGGAGTATACAGACTCACGAACATTTTCGTCAACAACCCCCATGTGGAAGTCATCATGCATGGCAGATCCGAATGACATTCAGAGTAAAGAGCATGTATCTCAAGTATTTTGGGAAATGCGCTCAGGATTATCAATTTTAATTATGTATTCACCAAAAGGTAAGTTAGTAGTAGTAGAACATGGCTAAGAAAACATTAGGAGAAATGGTTTGGAGCTTTGCAACAGAGCTTACAACTCATGCAAAAGGTGGATTTGTTCATGTAGACCCAGTCACATACTCCAGAAGAATATCTACATGTATGGATTGCCCACTATTTGCAAAAGAATCCCCTCATTGCACAAAATGTGGATGTAATATGGAGGTAAAAGCTAAATGGGCCACCTCAAGATGTCCATTAAACCCCCCATTATGGGACAGAGAACTTAAAGAAGATGATTCGAACAAAGACGGAGATAATCCAACTGTTAGCGACCAAGTATAATTTGCCTTTACGGGAAATATCTAAGATTGTAGACTCTCAATTTTCAGTTCTTGCTGCTACTATGGCTTCACAGAAGTATGAATCTGTTCGTTTACCTCTGTTCGGAGTATTTAAAGTAAGACCTGAAACATTGTGGAACCTTGCAACCTATAAAACCAGAATAAAGAAAACTTAAATGTTAAGAGAACGCCTTTTAGAACTAGATGGGTCTTACGAAGTGAGTCCATCCGCTTACACTATGTCTATCCCAGCTTTTAAAGCTGTTATAGATACTCATAAAGTAGCCAAAGGTTCTAAAGTATTGGCTTACATCTATTTCATGCGAGACCCAAGGTCTATCTACATGTCTTATGATGATTCTCAAAGACATACAGAAGTTTCTAAAATGCTTTTTAAGGAGGAAGGGTTTAAACCAGACAAGGTAACTAAAGATGCTTTGTTAGAGTACACAAAAACCTCTTCATCTGCAGCACTTTTACTTGAAGCTGCAATTGAGAGTATCAGTAAGATTAAAACATGGTTGAAAAACCTTGATGTAGAGTCTGAAGAGTATGATGCTGTAAAACACATGCGCATTCTCGGAGATATGGGGAAGACTATCAATGGACTTAAAGACCTTGAGGAAGCAGTACAGAAAGAATCCCTTGTAAATGATACATACGGAGGAGTGACTGTAAGTAAGTATAATGAATAAGAAGTTTGTAAATACGAAAAGGCTTTCACCAGCAGGAAACGAGTTTACAAAGACTGGAAGGTATTGTCAGTACCCTAAAAACACAGCACTCTACTACGAGTTTTGGGATGAAGAGAAAAGAAGGTGTCTAGAAGGGTTCACAACAGCTGAAGGAGATATATCTATCACAGGTTTCCACTATTTCTACCTCAACTATACAAGAATTCAAAGAGTTAAGAGTACCACAAGACCTGATGGAACTGTTCACTCAGAACGTATAGAAGGATTCCCAGCATTCTACGATACAGACTTCCATTATTTTCAAGCAGTTGAAACCTGCAGGATTACAGGGAAACACTTAGCAGTTCTTAAAGCCCGAAGAAAAGGTTTCTCTTACAAAGCTGCAAGTATGATGAACAGGAACTACTTCTTAGTTCGTCACTCAAAAAATTTTGTGTTTGCATCCCTCAAGGAATACTTGACAGGTGTCGATGCCATCCTTACAAAGACATTTGAGATGATGTCTTTCATTGATGACAACACAGCCTGGTCCCAACCAAGATCTCTTGACCGTCCTATGGAGAAAACTTCAGGGTACAAGAAAAGAGTAAATGGACAATGGGTTCAGAAAGGATTCTTAAGTTCTATTGCAGGGATTTCTCTAAAAGATGACCCTGAGAAAGTAAAAGGTAAAGCCGGTGAATTGATTTTCTTCGAGGAAGCTGGTTCTTTCCCTGAACTTCAAGATGCATGGGCCTATGCTATGCCTACGATGCGCCAAGGAGATAGAACATTGGGAACTATGATTGCGTTCGGATGTTTAACAGAAAACAATGATGTTATAACAGCTGATGGAAGAAAAGTTTCGATTAAAGACTTGAAACAAGAAGATGGAATACTTGGGTACTCCACCAATACAGGTGTTTCAGAAGAACCAATTATTTGGATGCAACCTCCCGCAGAAAAACCTTGCGTACGATTAACCACAAATACTGGAAGACACATAGAGTGTAGCACAGACCATCCAATACTTTGGGGGAGGCAGAATTTTGGTTCACGGCCAAGAGTAAAAGGAAGTGACAAAAGAGTCTTTGTCAAAAAGATGATTTTCAAAGAGGCAAAAGACATTGTGATAGGTGACCAAGTTGCTGTTGCAGATGTGATTGGAAGATTTGGAAATAAAGTGATGTGGTCCCCAAGGCTTGTAGGGCTTTTAATAGGAGATGGTTCTTATGGATTTGATAAAACCCCTATACTGTCTAATGCTGACCCAGAAGTAAACGAATATGTTTACAGCAATTTCTCTGTAGTAAAAGAAAGTGGGTACACAACAAAAGATGGGAGGGAGTACAAAGAAACAAGAATTCGAAAAATTTGCCCAAAACTTAGAGAATTAGGAATTTACGGGCAGACTAAAGAAAATAAAAGGCTTCCAGACAATTTATTCTCTTACAGGGATGAGGATGTCAGAGAGATGATAGGCGGGCTTTTCGATGCAGATGGATACGTTCAAGCTAGAGAAATAGGCCCTTGCGAAGTATCTCTATCTTCTACATCAAAGGAAATGCTTTTAGAAGTTCTTCATGTGATGAATAGGTGGGGAATACACGGAAGAATACAGACAATAAAACAAGGGCTGTCGCCAAAATCTACAAAAGACCATTATAGGTACATCATAAGTGATTCTTTGTCTCTGGCAAGATTCAAAGAGCAAATACATTTTCTTACAAAAAGAAAACAAGATAGGCTTGAAGAAATTGCAATTGCTCAAAAATGGAGTGGTCGTAAGTCCTCAAAAGAAGAGGAAATGCAAAGTATTCGTGTGGAACGAATAGTTAAAGTAGAGGATGTGGGAGTTATGCCTATCTACAATCTTACAGCAGGTAAAACTCACACATATCTTGCAAATGGTATTGTAACTCATAATACAGGCGGAACATCAGGTTCAGGATTTGAATGCTTAGATGAACTATTCTATCATCCTGAGGCTTATGATTGCCTATCATTTCCAAATGAATGGTCGGATTCTTCTTTAGGTACTGAGTGTGGATTCTTTGTTCCAATTTATCACATTCTTGAAGGCTTTATAGATGTAGATGGAAACTCAATTGCTGAAGATGCAAGAGATTTTGAAATAAAAGAACGTAATAAGAAAAGACAAGGCAATGACCCGAAAGCTTATGACACATATATTGCAGAGCATCCTTTCAGTCCTGAGGAAGCTACACTACAGGTAAGTGCAAACATCTTAAATCAAGCTACTCTAAAAGAGCAGTATGATAGAACTAAGGTGCACAACTTAACTGCACTGGGAGTCCCAGGAGAACTTGTTCCGTTAAATGGTAAGGTCAACTTTCAACCTAATTGGGAACTAAAACCAATACTTAAGTTCCCACATAGAAAAGGAGATGATATTACAGGGTGTGTAATTGTTTATGAGAAACCTTTTACTCAAAATGGAGATGTTCCTGATGGTCTTTACTTCATTTGCCATGACCCTTATGCTCAAGACCAAGCGACTTCATCTTCCTTAGGTGCCGCGTATGTTCTCAAACGCCCAAACAAGTACTCTCAACCTGATGATATGATTGTTGCAAGTTATGTTGGAAGACCTGCGACTCAGGATACTTATAACTACACTCTATTTAACTTAGCTACGTTTTACAATGCTAAAATTGGATTTGAGAATGACCGAGGTGACGTAATAGGTTACGCTAAAAGATTCAGGAGATTGAATCAGCTTCAACCACAGTTTGAAATGCTTCAGAACAAAGACCTTCAATCTAAAACTGTAGATAGGGGATTTGGGATGCACATGACAGAGCAAAGAAAGAACCAAGGAATGCTTATGTGGAGAGATTGGTTAGATTGTAAACGAGGAAGAGCATTAGATGACTCTTACACTCTCAATGTACACAAGATTTATGACCCAGCTTTGTTACAAGAGAGTATGAAGTTTAACAACAAAGGAAACTTTGACAGAGTTATGGCCCTTTTAGTTGGCATGTACATGATGCAAGAGATGTATAATACAACTGTTCGTCCTAAAGTCACCACAGCTCACGGAGATTGGTTTGATAGAGTTTATGATGGGTCTTTCAATCCACAAGAAGATGACATAATAGGAGGAGAAGTAATTTCCATTTAAGGTTGTAATTTTGCAAGTACCTAGCACACAGAAAAATGTACAGTAATATTCCCGATCAACGCATACCTATGTCTGAAAAAGATAAGGCTTGGCAGAAAGCAACTATGGATGCTTATCTAAACCTTTCTGAGTACACAAGAAGTCTGCGTAAGAGGGACTTACAGAAGTTGTATGACTACTACAATGGAGTAATGAATCCTGAGGATTATGACTATGTTCTTAAGCCATACGGAAAGACTAGGAAATCATTCCCATCTAAGATGCGGAATTATCCAATCATAAAACCTACAATTGACTTATTGTTAGGTGAAAAGTCTCGTAGACCTTTCAACTACTCAGTAATTGCAGTAAATGCTGATGCTGTAGATAGAAAGGAGAAAGCCAAGATGGACTTTATCAATGAGCAAGCAATGCAGATGTTCACAAATGAACTGAATGCAATGGGCATAGATACTGGTGAAGAATCTAAGCCAGTTCCTCCACCTGATAATCTTCAAGAACAGTTTGAAAGAACTTACGTAGATCATGTGGCTGTTCTTGGCCAAAAAGGGTTGACATACATTCTTCAGCATCAAGAGATACACGAAAAGATGCAAAAAGCATGGTTTCATTTCTTAGTTGCAGGAGAAACCTTTTCTGAAAGAACAATCAGGAATAATGAGGTTATTTATGAAGTGCTGAATCCGCTAGATGTAGATTATGACTTAGACCCTGACTTGGATTACGTAGAAGACGGAGATTGGGCTAAGGTTACAAAGTATATGGGCCCTACAAGTATCCTTAAAAATTGGGGACACTTGTTAGATAAAGAACAGTACAACAAGATTATAGCTGATTCAAACTTTGACTCTGGTAATCTGTTCCTCAATTCAAGAGAGAATACAAATAACTCTCGATTGATTAGAGTTCAGATTCTGTACTGGCAATCAATGAAGAGGACTGGATTCTTTACTGCAGTAAATCCTGAGACAGGTATGCCTGAGACTATTCCTGTAGAAGATGGGTTTGTAATTCCAAAAGAAGCTAAACTCTATGGAGATGCTTCAATAGAATGGGTGTATGACAATGCTCCATGGCAAGGTATTCGAATTGGAGAAAGTTTAGACATAGATGTACGACCTGTAACAGAGGAACGAGTTTCCCTTGAAAACCCAAGTAGCACAAAACTTCCTATCAATGGAAAAAGGTATTCAGATATAAACTCTGAAAACATTTCTTTGGTAAAACTTGGGGTGCCATTTCAAGTAAACTACAACATTTACAAGTATCGTTTAGAAACAGCTATAGCTAAGTCTAAAGACATCATCGCTCAGTTAGATATAAACCTAATCCCTAAGAAATGGGATATGGATAAGTTCATGTACTTTGTAGAAGGTACTGGCATTGCATGGGTAGACTATGACAAGGAAGGTGTACGGTTAAGTCCTCAACATCAAACTGTGATGGATTTAAGTATCAAGACCATAGGAATGTATATGGACCTTCTAAACTCTATTCAAGCTGAATGGGAAAATGTTTCAGGGGTAAACAATCAAAGAAGAGGTGATGTTGGTCAGTATCAGGGCAAAG